TATTCGTCAGTAAGATTTTTACTTAAACATATCATAAAGTTCTTGTTTCCATAATTCATTAAATTCACAGTCCCTATAGTTTTCAAACCAAGGACCGCCTTCAGTATAATGAATTAAATTTGGTTTTTCAATATCATCATACACTCCTACTAAGTAGTTCCATGTATGATCTAGTTCGCCTATTTCACTGTCTTCTAACCAACGAAATCTGTGAAAGTATGCGCCATTAAGTTCTTTTTCGTTTACCATATCTTGGTCAACGACTTTATTACTAGGATGGCCACAGTTCCATAACACAACACTTGACCAATTCTTACGTGGATAGATAGTTTGCTTTTGTCCATCCATCTTAACACCTTCTTTAGGCGTGTAATCATGTTGTACACACATAACAGCATACTTGTCATCTGCTTGTGCAAACAGTTCAGCAATGTCTGTTGTAAGGATCATATCACAGTCCATAAACACAGCCCAGCCTTTGAAGTTAGTAAGCTCTGGTATTAAGAAACGTGTAAACGTAAACTCTGTACTTGCAAGTTTATCTTCAGGACGCTTGTACCATCCTGCTTGTCTTAATTCTTTTTGTACTAGTGGACGTACATCTGCATTAGGTTGATGCTTCAATATGCTATGCTTACACACTTGGTAAGCCATATCTTCTCTTGGGTCGTAGCCTATGAATACTTTCATTAATCTCTTCTTTCTATATCTTCTTCAATACACTTTTCGCCATATTGTACTTCTATTACGTGTGCAGGAACATCTTGATTATTCATGGCTTTGTGCCATATATTTGATCCAATATTATAACCATTAGTTAGTGCAGGTAATTCAAATCCTTGTTGCGGTTCGCCACTCTCTTCTATTTGAATAGCCATGCTTACTTGACCTTGTGTTACATACCACATCTCTGATCTGTACTTGTGTCTTTGATCGCTTAGACGCTTGCCTGGTAGTATTACAAGTTCTTTTACTTTGTATCCTTGTTCAGGTTGATCATCAAGTACTCTATACCAGCCCCATTCTCTTACAGTCTTAGGAGCCTTCCATTCTTCTAGTATCCAAGATGAACTGTTCTTTTTATCTTCTCCACCAACGCCAAATACAAATTCTACATTAGGCATATCACCATATGTAGCATATTCGGGTGTTGTTGTGTTGGTTCTATCTCCGCCGTTAGCAAAGATTAATTTGATATTTCCATGTGTACTAAGTGCTTGAAAAATTGCATTACATGCACTATCATCGTCATCGTTGAATCCTATAACTTGATCAACAACAGATAGTTCTTCTACAATAGAACATCTTTCATGGAAGGGCATAAAGTGTTTACCCTTTTTTCTAGCAAGCCATTCGTCTGAATTAATACCAACAATTAGTTTAGTACCGAGTTTTTTTGCTGCTTTAAAGTAGGCTATGTGCCCCGAGTGTAGTGGGTCAAATCCACCTGTGACTAATACAATACGTTCCATATAGATATTTATGTACGTAGTTTATTGCATTTAAAGATTACGAATCCAGGACTTTCTATTACTTCATATTCAGTAAAATGAGTTTTTATTAATTCTATTTTTTGTTCTTTTGAAAAAAAGTTTTTCCAGAGAGCTTTTTTTGACTTCTTATTTGAGAATAAAATTATTGTAGTGTCTGCATACTTTTTGTAAAAATTAACAATTTTATCAGGATAATCTAAGTACTCTAAAACTCCCAGTATCAAACAATAATCATAGTTTTTGTAAGGTACATAAATGTCTTGATCAAGATCTAATTGTATATCAGCTTTGTCAGTTTTATCTATACCTAGATAATCTTTAGCTTTGTAAAAATTTAAAAAATCTTTGTCAGCACATCCTATGTCTAATATTGTGCTGTTGGGCAAAATTAAATCTGCAACTTGTTTTGTTCTCAGATTCCATCTATGTTTAAGATCATACATTCTTAACTGCTACAAAATTAGATTCATACCCCTTTGGGTTTTCGTAACGCCTAGCATCAGCTGTACGATACACAAATTCATCTAATGTTAGTTCATTTAGATGTTTGTCATGTACTGTAAAACCGTAGTTACGTAATTGATTATACAGTTGATCATTAGTATAGTTATACTCTTTTGTATGTATTTCGTTGCATTCAAAGTAAATTACTTTTGCTGTTTTTAATGTAAATGATGCGCCTTGTAGTGCTAGTAGCTCTGCGCCTTCTACATCTAATTTAACAAAGTAAGGTGTTAATTGGAAACTATCTAATGTTTTACTAGGTAATGTTAACTCTTCAAAGTTCTCCATATAGGAGTGTTTTTGTAGCCCACTCCAGCCTAGTCTGTCCTTGTCTTTATAGAAAGTTGTTTCATTACAGTTATTGCTGATAACAAAATTATGTATTGTAACATTATTGTTTTTTCTAAATCTATTTTTGCATTTTTCGTATTGTTCTGGTAAAGCCTCAAAACAATGAAATGTTGCTTCCGGAAATTCAGTAACAAACGTCTTACACCATTTGCCTGTTCTTGCACCTACGTCTAACATAAACATGTCTTTAGGTGCTGTGTCTTTAATAAATTCGTAAATTAATTTGTCATCATCTTTTTTAAAGGCAGGCATCTTCCATCCCAGCAACTCTAAGTTTAACAACGTTTGTAATTTGCCATTGCTTTTGATCAAGTGCTTTAAGTACACCTAACCATTTATTACGTAACAATGCAAATTCATTAATAATCTTTTCATAGTCAACAACGTCTGCCTCACCGTCTACGTATTTTTCAACGTCACGGCTTGACAAAGCTCGTTGATAATTTTCTAAATATTTCTTAAAGTATGAGCTACGCAACCTGCGTAACTCAATATTTAAGTAGTGTAGCACCGCTTCAATCTCTTGTAGTTGATTAAAGCGATGCTCTACAATGCCTGGCATAGATGCAGCAGCCCGTTCTACGTTACCTACCAACTTAACTTCTTTCTTTGCATCAAGAAGTTCGTTTTCAAAAAACGCAACAGCAGCAGGTATTTTACCTACGTCACGACTTACTTCACTATACCAACCCATTACTCACCCCACTCGTTGTCTTCGTCATCGTATGTTTCTTCGTTGTCTTCATCTAGATAATAAGATATTGCTTCATCTAGGTGATTATCATTGCCCAGAAGTTCTTTCATTTGCTGATCATCGACTCCGTGATCAGCTAATAAATCAACAAACTTCTCAGCAACTAATTCAACTTGTTTCTTGTCCACATACTCTTTGAACAAATTCCAAACGTCTACCGCCTGATCCAATTCCATAATTACTCCTCTGTAACAGTTTCTTCTAGTGTTTCTTCTAGTTCTGCTTCAGAGGTATTTACCACGGATTGCTCTTTTATCACATAATCAGCCATGACAATGTCTAGCTTCTCACCTGTCCAAGCCTTACGGTACTCTAACATTTCAGTGCCATCAGAAGTGATATATTTCAATCTGTTGCCTTGCTTTTCAATAACACCTTTTGCTTCGAAAAGTTCAACAATACCACTGTATGGGTTCATGCCAGTTTCGTATGGAATCTTAACCTGTACACCTTCAAACGGTTTTGCGTAACGTGTTTTCATTACCTTACAGCCAGCACGGATACCCATGACTTGACTGATCTTATTACCGTCTGCATCTTCTTTGAGCTTCATCTTCTTCATTGCTACAACAATACTAGAAGCGTATATAAAGCCCTGTCCACCACTTATTTTATCGTCTGGATCAAACATATCCTGTGACGCATAAGTGTGATTAGTACAAACTAAGCCTACGTTGTGGGCACCAATCATGTTAACAGTATTACGGACTAATGAAGTTAGTGCTTTAGGCTTACGACCCATATCACCTTTCATGTCACCCTTGTTAAACTGATCAACATCAGTTGGTGTTAATAGCATGCCAAGTGAGTCAATTACAAATAATACTTTAGGACGATCTTCATCATCCATTGCTTTGTAATCAATCATAAACGTACTAATAGTTTTAGCAACGTCATCGATCATACTCATACTTAATTTTAGAAGCTTCGATTCGTCACAGTCGACTCCTAGTGCTTCTAGCCATGCTTGATCAAGTGCATTTTCTGTATCAATTAAGACTACATAAATGCCTTGTTCTTGTGCGTGTCTTACAATATTACCTGCCGCAAAATAACTTTTGCCTGCGCCAGACTCTCCTGCAAACACTGTTACCTTTCCTAGTGGTACACCTTTGTCAAAGTCTCCACTAATAAGATAGTTTAGTGCGTACGAACCAGTACTAATCCAATCTGTAGGATCATTAAAACCTGAGCTCATACCTTGGATTGACTTTGTTAAGTCTTTCCTAAATTTACTTACATCGAATGATTTAGCCATTTCTTCTCCTGTATAAAAAGTTGCTTCTACTAACGTTTGGAACGTTGACAGGTAAACCTTGAATCTCTGTTACCGGGTTAGTTAGTAGAAGCTATAATGTTATTATTACTGTTGACGACTTCTAATCATTGCTAGAATGTCACTTGCATTACCTTCGGGTGCAGGAGCCGCTTCAGCTGCTGGAGCT